CTTTTCGCCAATCGTATTTCCCATAAAGGGAAGTATCCTCAAGCCTTTCCGCTAGTGCCGTTACGTCTAAATCAACTACCCGAAACGCAGGGGCCATCAATACCCTCGCTCAATACGTGAACGGGCAGAGCCATACACCGGCAGACTGAAGCTCGATACACGGGGTTTGTCGTTAATACGCTGAATCGCTTTCTTAGAATCCATTGCCCTGCGGGTCAAATCTTGGTTACTGATACCAAATTCACTTTGTAGCTCATCCGCTAAATTAAGGCGCAAGGCGCGATTGTAGCCCGGAGGCAAGCTAACCGAGTCAGTAACAGCAGTAAACGCCGTGAGGGGCTTCTGTGTGGTCAGGGTTAGCGTTCCGGCACTTGCTACAGGAAAAACGTAGAGTTTTGCTAGTGGAAAATCGGTATACAGATAAACCCAATCCACCGCATCGGATGTGGAAACTTTATCCCCAATAGCGTCATACTCATCTTTGGTAAGTACGCCAACAGGAATGTCTATGTTCGTGCCGCTGATTTGGAAGTAAGCGCCGGTAATCTCAAGGGGTCGTGCTGTAGCAATGTCGCCGCCCGTTCCCCAGGTGTAAGACTGTGCGCCAGTCATTGTAATATCTTCCTCGACATTCTGGTAAATCATCAAGGAATCATTCGACCAATCTTCTAAAAGGTCATTCAGGTATACAAGGCCATCGGCTTGCATATCTGCTGTCATCGACTCACCTTCACCAAGTATCTTGGCTGAACGGTAAGCCCTTTCTATAATGTCGCTAGCTGTCGCCATCCGGTTTATCCTTTAAAGACCGCAAATACTCATCGTAAGTGCCGCCGTAGGGTATTTCGTTACCATCCGCGTCTTTGGCGTGATGGATTAAATTCAACTTGGGCAGACACCAAATACGCCCATCGGCTTCCTTCCACCTACGACAAAAAGCGTAATCCTCGCCGTACCAACAACCATCCCTAGCGCCGTGATTAAATAAATCAATCATCGGGTGGTAACGCTCGCCGTAGATCAATTCAGGATAACCAACCATAAACACGTTAATGTTATGCGGTGATATCCTTAAAAATCCGGCGGGTACACAATCCATCATCACCTGCAAGCTGTCGCCTTCATTCCTGCAAAGCGGTATGCCGTTCTCACCGAGATACGGCTGGCCCATAAAGTCCTTTGTGTCATCCTTGAAGCGGTAAGTGCCTGCAATAACCTCAAGCGGGTGGTGCGGTACTTCCAACAGAGCCAACATATCCTCCGGCTCCCAACTCAAGTCATGGTCGATAAACACCACATACTCAGGGTGAATATCCAGCGCCTTCCGTAACGCTTTAGATCGGGCATGGCTGATATAAGCACTCCCGATCTCGTAAACTGATTGACAGTCCCACCCATGTCTTTCCAGGAATGGTACTGTTTTTTCCATCGCATCAAGATAGCATTGAAACGGTTTCTTGATAGTCGGTGTCGCAAAGACGACCTTTTTTCCCATGATTTACCCCTTATAAGGAAAACCCCGCCGAAGCGGGGCATCCTGTTTCAGACTTAGGCTGTTGCCCAGATTCCCAAACCAATCAAGGTGTTTTGAATCTCTTGCAAAGCTGCAAGTTGAGTCGCACCAAAATCGGTTGAGGTAGCCAGAGCACTTGTAGCGTGTACAGCAGAGCTATAAGCGCGTTGACTGACCGGAGTAGCACCGTACATAGCAATCTTTTCAGAAGCTGTACGACCCCAGATAGAGCCATCGGGTGAGCCGTAGTCGAGATTTTCATAAGTAGCCATGATTCATTCTCCTTAAGCGGTTACACGACAGGCCCATTCGGGACGAATCGCTTTGTATCCGTACAGAATATCCATACGAATCAACATTTCATCATTCCGAATGTCACTTGCTTGCCAGCAACGAATTGACAGGCCGTCTTTAGTTTGACGCGCACACTTCATAGCGTCATCCATGAGGGGCAGGTCAGCAGTTACAAAGGTGAAGGCTTCTTTGTGGTACATCAGGTTTTGAGTACCGGAAGTAGAAGCAGCACCAAAGAAGGCAATGGCAGCATCGTTAACCGGAGTGCCGCTACAGTTTTGAGCAGGGTCAGTGGTGCTGTAAGTCATCGCCGGTGTAAAGGTGATTGAAGTAGTCGTGGCAGAAGTTACAACAAACTGCTTGAGGTGACTGTAAGCCTGCTTGGTTTCAGGGTGAACGTCATAGATGTCTGCAACGGTAAAGACCATGCCCTCAGTCGGAGCAGCCGTGAAGCCGTCCACAGTCAGGGTAGTGATACCGGAAGTCAACGTGCCATTGTTGATAGCGCCCGCAACGTCACCAGAGTTGGTCATAGACCACATCTTCTCGTTTTCATACCAATCAGCACCGGCAGTACGGCCAATAAGACCTTCGCGGTATTGCTTTTTGATTTGCTCGGAGTCTTGGAACAGACCTTTCAGGCCGTTTACCATGCCAGACATAGTTACACTGTCAGCCTGGATAAAACGATTGCCATCTTTCGGGGCCAGTTGTTGATTGATCTTGGCACGGGCATCGCCCCAAGAGCTAAGGTCAGTCGGTGCAGTACCCAGAGTACCAACGGCTTGATAAACGTCTTTAGAAACGCCAGCAATCACATCGCCCTCGATACCTGCAACCAGTACGGATACAGCAGGCTCAATGAAGCGCTTGGAGATCATGCTGATATCTTGTGACAATTCCTGAGAATTGAAACGCATATCAACACCGTCTTGAGTCGCTACAGTGAGGGTTTGAGTGGTTTCAGTGGAGTCCTGCACGTCCATGATTCGAGAACCTTGACGGCGGGTATACTTCACGGGTTCGCGGATACGCAGTGTGCTGCCTTGTTTAGCAACCCTTCCAGATTGGGCAAAAGACTCATCATACTGACGGTCAATAGTACCGAGGAAGGACAGCTTTTCATGGGCAATGCGTAACGCTTCATTTGTCACCATGTCGATGACTTTCAAAGTGTTGCTCATTTTTTAATGCCTCGCAATAAAGCTAACTATTTAGCTCCTGTCGCCTAACCTTCACAAATTCATCAAAGGACATACCTTCGTAGTATTTGGGTCTGGCATCACCACCACCGGCCTTAACCGGGTTAATGGGGTCGGGAGCGCCTGATTTCTTAGGCTTAGGTTTCGGGGCAGATAATTCAGCCTCTAGCCTGCCTAAAGCAGCAGCTTGTCTTGCGGGAGGGAGCGCGTATATCTCGTCAGCTTTCTCGGGGTGGTCGTTCAAGTGAACAACGATTTTAGCACCCAAGTCACTGTCGATAATGGCTTCTGCCATAATTTCGCTAACAGGTATATCTTCCAAGAATGAGTCTACATCGAAATCCTTGCTAATTTTCATAGCCTCGGTGTAGATGGTGTCAACCTTGACTTCTCTCTCTACCTGCGCCCGTAAATCGGCCTCTTGAGATTGCTCTCTCTGGAATGCCTCGCGCTCCGCGTGTAGAACAGCTCGGATATAGTCTTGATCGCTTCGGAAGTCCTCGCGTCTAAGTTCCGGTTGTTCCTGCGGTTGGCGTTGCGCCTGGAGTTGAGCTTCAAGCTGCCTCTTTTCCGCTACAAGCCTCTTGATTCGCCTTTCTGCGGCCCTTGATCGTTTCTCAGGCTGCGGCTCATCATCTGCTTCTTCATCCGGTTGCGAGTCGGTATTGTCGGCATTATCAGTGGATTCGGATTCGGTGTCCGTTTCGGCCTCGGTTACTTGGGTTTCCTGTCCCTCGGTTTCCGTTGCCTCTACTTCTACCTCTTCGCCTGTTTCTGAAACAGTATCGTTCATAATTGTAGCCCTTTGTCATGTGGCAAGCCCCACAAGCGGCATAATCGGGTTATCCAACTATGAAACTCGAATATACGCTATTGGCTACACGTAGTCAACGGCTACACTGTGTATTTGTACAGTATACGGAAGGGTGTGCGCCTAAATTTCAGGCAATAAAAAACCCCCTCCGAAGAGGGGGCCAAAGGGGGAAAGCCGAGCGCAAGGGAGTACACTCGACAGGTGTATTATAACAACTTAATCCGCACTTAACACCCCTGAAAACCGACAAGTTACCGAAGTGTTGTCCTTGTCACTGTCAGCAGTCAGGTAAAAGATAGCTTTCTCAGCAATCGGAAAGGGTAGCGGCGGTGCAACAGCGAGGTTGTTTTGGTTGGCCGTATCAATGTGGCCCCGGTACACCTCCTGAATCGTATTGTTTACCGCACTATATACCTGCCCTTTAAAAGTTACCTCGGGGTTTCCACCACCACCGGCAATTTTCAAAACATCCAAGTGCATCCACTCAGCTAGAAAGGTGTGGTCATCAGGCACAAAGAAAATACACTGTTGGGATACCGCCCCGCCTACAGGCATTTGTGCGAGCGTATAGCCTGAAGTGGAAGCGGTAACAGTGATAACACCAGCATTGGTTCGCCCGCTGCCTGATAAAAATACAGCAATCCGGTTGATACCAATCCAGGTCGAAGTCGATACGACATTAGTGGTGCCATCCATCGTAAATACTTCGATAGCCGCATTCCAATTACTGTCTACGCCGTAGACCACAATAGAATTAACGCCCGTTCCGGCGGGGTCGCCATCATCTGCGGTACTGCCTGAAACAATAGTAATCGTCTCTCCAGAGGTCAAAAACTGATAGGTTCCGCCCCACGAAGCAAGGACTTCATCGCCGGAAGCGTCATCAACATCAGTGTTGTAGCCAAATTTATTCCACAGCGTTTTACCTGAAATACGGCCTAGCGCAACTTCATCTTCTGGATTAACCGTAGAGGCCACCCGTACAACATCCCCGTATTCGTTATACGTTGGGGCTGTGTTTATGGTAGCGCCAAAAGCATTTAGCGAGGCGGTCATAAGCAGTAATACTGCCCATCGTTGTAGTTTACGCATAGGTCTGGCCTTTGAGTGCGTTGTTGTTGGATGCTTGAGCGCCGGACATGCAATCAGCGAGCTGCTGTCTCCATGCTTTTACGCGTTGCTGGTAGTCCTGCGGGGTTTCGTCTGCCCCTTTCGTTGGCTTTGGGTATTTAGCCATACAAGCGTTGTATGCTTCTGTTCTGCTGGATGCCATGTTATTTCTCCTCGGTTAGTTTGTCATAAGCCACAGCGCCTAGACCTGCGGCGGTTAAGTAGTTAAGTAGCTCGGGGTTGGCTTGGCCTAGCATTTTGCCAGAACCCTTGTTGCGGGGGTCAAAAGCCGCCCGCACAGACCGCACTTGGTCTGGGTCGAAGATGACGTACTGGTTATGTGGAATGGCGCTTTCCTCTCCAATATCATCAATCACATTGGTATGTAGCACCGCATCATAATCTGGCATCTCAGGCTCGAAGCCATACTCATTCATAACTTCGCGGGTGGCATCTTCTAGCTGCCAGTCCTCAATGTCTGCCACATCATCTAGCCCATAGTTTTCCATTGCCCGCTGTTGAATGTCGGGCAGGTTATCGGCAACATCGACAGGGTCATAAGCCGCCGCCCCGTAGAACTCCTCCATATCCACTAGCCCGCTGTCATCATATTTATTCTTTACAAAATTGGCGATAGCATCG